CTCTGGAAAATACCGCTGTCAAGGGTGCTGTAAGCTCCGGCAGTACCAACAACGCTGTGAAGCATCTGTGAAGGATAGACTTCAGAGAAGTTCACTGAACCATCTGCATCAGAGTTCGCATGCTCAAGCATAAGCGTATGCCAGTTGTCAGCAGACAGAGCACCACCACCTGTGGCAGTTCCTACATTTACAATCAGTGTAACAGTTTCAAATCCTCTGGTATCTATGGAAATACCTTCAATTGAACCTGTTGCTATATCCTGGGGTTCCAGGGCCTGAAAAAATTTAAACCCTGAATAACCATCTCTTTTATTAACTCCCTGTTCAGGCATCTTTATCCTCCTTCATTATGCTGATATTTTGCCAATTTTAATGGCTTCAAAGTTGGTCACATCCCCACCAACTCTCTTCCTGGTATAGAACTCAACAAGAGGCTTAACTGTGTACGGGTCTCTCTGAATAGTTATACCAAGCCTGTCAACTATTGTGTAGGCTTCTTTCCAGTCTGCCAGAGCTATGGAGAGAGCTCCTGCTGCAACTGCTGGCATAGTTGTGGACATTCTTACAGGTATACCAAGAATTGAGCTGCCAGGGTCAGAAGCAAGCATTGACGGCTTCCAGATATAATTCCCAGTACCATCTTTCAGCTTCATAGCAGCAGCAACTGTAGAACGATTCATGAGCCATGCCAGAGCCATTCCAAGGAACTGCTCTTTGAGAGAATACTTGACATCAATAAAGCCATCAGCTGTAAGAGCTGTAGCATGTCCCATATTCACCTGCTCAATCTGTCCATAATTTGTTCCGTTGTCATAGGTCAGAAAACCCCTGGGCTTACCAACACCATCACCACTTACAAAAGCAGCTCCTTCAACCCTTCCGAAACGGTTAGCAACTTTATCTGCCACCCAGTTTTCGATATTGATTCCAGAATCCTCTATAAGCATCTGAGTTGCTCTGGGTTTTGCATACATTGTGAAGGTTGTTATTTCCTTGCTTTTGAATTTGGGTGTTCCTGTTTCAGTTCCACCCACAGATTCAGATTCCCAGCCATAAGAGGCCTCATCCCAATCAACCATAAACTCAATTGACCTTGTAGAGATGCTTTCAACAGAAGCAAGCTGTCTTATTGGGTCCATTTCATACATCCTCTGAATAATCCGGGAAGACATTGCTGTTGGTACGGTATAACCACCATCGGGGTCAGAGCCTACCATCAGAGCCTTGTGACAGTTCGGGTCAAGCTGTCTCTCGTCACCTTTTGACCTCATGAAGGTCTCAAAGGCATCCATATACCCTTTATATTCAGCAAGATTGACTTCAAGTCCTTTTATCTTGCCATGAGCAGCTGCTCCCTCTTTAAGGCCCATTGAGGCAATAAGGAACTGTTTTGCTTCTTCAAATTCCTTGTCAGCTTCTTTTCCTGACCCTGCTCCGGGCCTTTTCATAGCTGTCTCAAGCTGGTCCATCCTTTCAGTATAGAGCTTTTCAAAATCAACCTGCTTCTTGTCAAGCTCTGACTGCCTTGTAGATATGTCTGTGGCAAATTTCTCAATCCTTTCTGTCACAAGAACATCATCCACTTTACCATCCACGAGTTTCTTCAGCTCATTATAATCGGTGTTAATCTGAGCCAGAATCTGTTTTGTGTTGTCTCCAAGCTGTTTAACTTCATTTTTAACAGCATCAACAATTTCTGAATAGTTACCTTCAGGCATATTTATTCTCCTTATTTAATTTTCATTTTGCTGCCATAAAAGCTCTCTGAATAGCCAAGTCAGCATTGAGCTGCTTCAAACTCGATAAGAGTTCAACCTGTTTCCCATCAATATCACTTCCTGGTTCACCCAGAGAGTCTTTGCAAAGGGAGACAATATATTCAGCAGCACTTCTTGAAAGTCCAGCTTCTCGCAGGGCCTTCTCAAAGCTTCTTGGGTCAGTTGTAGCTTCTTTTATAGTCTTAACCGTTGTTATGGTTGCTCTTGTCTGTGCAGGAAAAGTCACAGGTGATATTTCCCACAGATTTATTTTTTTTAAATATCGAATATCCTTGTCTTTGTTATATTCCCATTCTGTGGCATCATATCCTATTGAAAGCCCCTGAAGAGCTTTCATCTTCATCAGGACATGGGCATCATGACCAAGCTGAGTCTCTATAGCGAGTTGCCCCACTACATGGAGCCCTTTCTTTTTCTCGTTAAGCTCTGTCCAGACACCAAGAGGTTGAGAGGGATTATGCTGCCAGAGCATAGCCACTCCGGTTCCATTCCTTCCACCTTTTAACAGTGTTTCTGAATAAGCTCCTTCAACTATTACATCACCATAGCTGTCAGGCTTCCCTCCAAAAGGTGAGGCCATCCCTTCAAAAAATCCGGATTCATCCACACTCCCCTCTTTAATCTCAAAAGGCATTTCATGAAATTCCATATCTCCACCCCTCCTCATATAACATGGTATAAAGCAACACACCTACAATTAGCAAGATTAGCAGCACTGGCAGTCTCATCTCCCGGATACATCATAGCATCTGGGCCAACAATAAACTCCTCATTCATATCAACCACAGTTCCGCTTACTTTAGAATGCCATCTTCTTGTTCTGCTATCTTTTGCAGCCAGCCATTCCTTTTTCATTTGAAGCCTTGTAGATTCCATTCCGTGATGGTATCCACCCATTGCTGCTGTATGTGTTTCTGTCTTTGCTATCAACAATGCTCTTTTCTTATTTATCTCTTTGCCTGAAGCAATAAGTTTCTTTGCTATTTCAGGTCTTGTCTGATTCTCCATCATACCTTTTGACAGAGCTTTTCGGATTTTGTCTTTGGTAGTTCCTGCAACCTGGGACACCATCATTCCTGCTCTTTTCTCTCCCCAGATAGACACCCAGGCATAGAAGGCATCAAGAATAGGACCTTTAACAGCTGAAGGAGAGAAAGACTTTTCAACATTAGCATCCTTCCAGGCCTCTTCAGCAAACTCCCAGGCTATATCATTTAACCACTTCCTGCTTGTCTTCACAAATTCATTTATATAGTCATCCACCATATCCTCTGGTGTTGGGTCTCCTCTTTCTATGCTCTTTGCTGCAGCAGAGTACATCTTTTCAAGAATAGAATATATTATTACTTTCCATCTGTTTTCAAACAGCATCATTCTCCGAACAAACACTATCTGTGAAAGCTTTCTCTGGACTGATGTTTTACTATTCATCACCATCATTGCCTTCACCTTCCTCTTCTGAGCCCTCTTCATCATCAGGCTCTTCATCCATATCTGTTTCAAACCCTGCCATAGATAAAGGAATCATTGTTCCCTGTATAAGAATAACATCACCACCCTCAGTTTCAGGTAAGCCAACCATTTCTCTCTTCTCGTTGGTAGTCAAGAAAGTGGATTCCTGTGCCATCTTCCATCGCGCTTCTCGTTTCGGAGCAAGAGCTGGAACATCATCAAGAGAATAATCCAGATAATTGGTTTCATTGCTGAAAATCCAGAAATTAAGTTCCTGGGCAAAATAGTTGAGATAATAAACAACTGTATCCTCCCAGAAAGCCTGTCTTGCTTCTTTCTGGTTGCTGTATGTATTATCTCCGGGAATGCCAACAAGCATTGGTGGCACCCCATAAGCAAATGCTATCCTCCGGGCAAGCTCTCTTCCGCCTTCATTAAAGTCAAGGTCAGATGGACTATAACCATATGGCTTGACATCTGCTCCCTGGTCTCCGTCAATTATAAGGCTCTTTCCCCTGTTTGATGCTCCTGCATAGTCCTCTTTAAGCTTCTTTTCAAGTCTATCATATTGAACATCTGTCAGCATACCCTTCACAATAAATAGCATTCCAGGCCTGCCCTCATTCTCAAGCAGCTTTTTGTTCCAATTTGTAGCTTCATTACTTGTATCTATCTCTCTGGCAGCTGATTCTGTAGCAGAAGCTCCCCAGAAGTCATTGACTGGATTGAAGTCCTTTATCTGGAGAACATCACAAGCCCCTGTTATGAGGTCTCTTTCCCATTCTGTAGAGAAAGCACCAACTGTATATTTATATCCTGAAATCCTTCCTCTTGATGGCTCAGTCAATATAGTCATTCTGTCTGGCCTCAAGGAATATAGCTCTCTGGCTGCTCCTTTGTTTGGACCTGAAGAGGGCCCAACCTTCTCCAGAAAGCAGTTCCCGGACATTACAAGATATGCTATTGACTTAAGAACAAAGAAAGACCAGCTTTCATCCGGATTTGCTCTTTCAAGAACTCGATAAAATGGATGGTTTGGTACTTCTGTTATTTTGCCATCATTTCCCTGACTGTAGATATACCAGGGAACTGAGGCCACAGCTCTTGCTATCATACTAATACATCTGTAAGCTATGACATTTTTGAGATATGTCTCTTTCGCAAAGTTCTCATAGTCATTGGGGG